TATTATATAAGTCTTTTACTACTCTAGCATCTCTATCTGAACCATTACCAATAACAACAGAGTTACTACCTCCAATAAGTGTTACTTTAGGTCCTATTACAGCACCATTTATTGATGATGAAATGTGTGTATCATCTCCAGCAATAATAGTTGATAGAACTGCTCCTGTATCTAATGATGAAGATAATGAGTTAATAATACTACTATTTGTAACTGATTGTGCTACAGTGTTTTCTGTGCCTGTAACTTGAACATATTGAGCATATGCTTGTATCTCATTATTACTACCTTCAATTCTAGCAGTTGATACATTATTTGCTACAACATTATTATCACCCCTAGCATCAATAGTTTGGGCTGATTGATCTACTCTATTGAGACCTAAGTTGGTTTGTTCCTCAAATTTTAATTGAACTGGTTTCTGGGTATTCCAAACTACTAAGTTATCATTAGTTGTTCCAAATGTTTGGAAACCATCTCTTTCTGCTGCTGCTGGAACTGCTGAACCTGAATAAGGTAAGTTAGATTCAAAATCAACATACTCTACAAATCCACTAGCAGCAAATGTAGCATCATCAACTACAATATCTACAGCAACACCATCTAAATCAGTTACTCTTCTTCTTGGGAATTTAAGTTTTCTAGGTAATGTCTTAATAAGTTCAACTTGAACACTAGCTTCTCTAGTGACATTAGCACCACTAATCTTGTTGATTCTGTAGTAAGCACCATCAATAAAAATCTTATCATTTAATTGTAATTGAGGTAATTCTGTTGGTTTTAAGAATACATTTAAGGTAACTAATCTAGCATCTACATCATACAATTCATTAATATAGAAAGCCCAATACTTTTCCCAAGCAGTTACCTTAGTATTTCCATTGAATTGAGGGTCATGATAACACCAATGACCTGGTGAATAAGTGTTTCCAAAATGGATATCTTGGGTTTGATCAAATATAGCTGGAATAGCAGATAAGTGATGACCTAAACCATAATTACTCTCAGCATGAACAAATCCATTTTCATCTTCAAAATAGTATCTGTTTTGAGTTATAATCCCTCCAGAATTTTTACCTATAGTTCCTAAAACATCTTGTCTACCATTATGGAATAACAATCTAGGTTGGAAAGCATATCTTGTAAATGGTTCACTAGGTGATTTTTCAGCTAATGCTGGTAATACAGTAGATGGAGCACCTATAATTCCTTTCATAGGAGTAGGAGCAAAGAAACTACCTATTGTTTGTTCACCTTTAGCTAAATCAGATTCTGAAATATAATCAAATTCACCATATGTCTTACCTGTAGATTTTTTATGATAAGCATTTACAGCATCACCATCTTCAATATCTGTAAATTTAATGTTTTTAGGTTGGTTTTGTAGTGGGTGTTTGATTTCCCATTTTTGACTATAATCAACCTTATTTGTCCAATCAACAATCTCACCTTGGTCTACCCAATCATTGAATGTTTCTATTTTAAGAACATTTCTTTGATTATCAAGTGGTTCAATTACTAAGTTAAATTTCTCAATTAATCCTTGTAAGAAACTACTTATTTCAATATTGTCATAGACATTAGCTATATTAACAGTTCCTCCTAAAATGGAAGTTGGACCTTGTAATAGCTTAAATCTTGTATTTGTAGAGCCTACTACTCTAAATGTTTCTGCTCCTACACCTGATTTGGTAAATGATACCCTAATTGTAATTTGGTCTGTAGCAGATAAGTTATAGTTTTGAGTAACTACATTTATTTGACCTTGTACAGTGCCTGTTAAATCAATATTGTATAAATCAATAGGTGAGGCATTCTTATATACTCTAACATCAACAAATCTTTCATCACTGATAGCTGCATAACCTGTAATTTCATATACTAAGTTAATTTCAAATTGATAGCTACCATCTATTCCAGCTGTAAAAGTATCTACACCATTATAGTTACCAGCATTATCATATGATTCAGTGGTAAATTCTACTATCTGAGCAATTGTAGGTGCTGGGTAATCTTGATTAAATGCTTCATAAGCTAAGAATGATTGAGATATTGGATTCACATCACTAATACCTTTCTTGTCATCCTTAGTAGATAACATATACAAATCATCTGTGTAACTACCTGAATAGAATAGTGATGAAGTATATGTGTAGTTTACCTTATCAAAGATAGCATCTAAACAATCTCTTAATCTAATAGCAGGTTTGAAATCATCTACTCTAACTGGTGAATCATAGTTGGTAAATGATCTGTTACCAATATTACTTTTGATTTGAGTATCTAATGGGTTCTCCTCATCAAAACCATAGTTAACTAATGGATAAAATATAGCACCATCTACTAATGTTTTGTCCCAACTACCTGTAATATTACCATAAGTGTAATCATGATCTAGATGTGAAAAATCTAAATCACCAAATGTCATATCCTTAACTAAGAATTTGAAATCTACAGTTTCATTAACTACAACTACATTGTATAAGTCATTACCCTGATTATCAGTAGTAACACTATCTAAATAGAGTTTACCAGTGAAAATCTCAATACCATCTTGTAATACCTGACAAGGAACTGTTTTAATAAATGAAGTAGAAGGTGTAGCATTTACATCATACAAATTACCAAAAAACTCATTGTTAGTTTGAGATGGAGGTAATGTAAGTTTCTGAGATGATACCCCAAATATAGTTCCAATATTACCAGATTCAATAGCTGAAATATCTAACTTAAATGGGATATTTTCAAGTAGATCTAAATCATACTTGTCACCATTATCATTTATTGCTCTTAAAATTGTAGCCATATTATAGTCTAGGTCTTATTCCATTTGCATATCTGTATTCAGCAGTATACCTAAATAATTTTTGTGTTCTAGGGTTGGTTTTCTCTGTTATGGAAGTTTGTGTGAATACCACAGGTAAATAACCAGCCTCAGTTTGAACATATACATCAGTGCTAAAGAAGAGTTCCCTTAAATTATCAGCATCACTTTGAGTTAACCAATCACTATCTGCTGTTCTTGCTTTATCAATACTATTGTAGTAGTTATTTCTACCTCTTCTCTCTGTATTATAATCTACACTATTATCAGTGTTTGAGAAATTAACAAATGTTTGTTTATATTCCTCTCTAGAAATATTTGATGTAGTAGATTCTGCTAATGTGAAATTAAAGTAATCCCAAACACCATATTGGTTCTTATAAGCAAATCTAACACCTGGGTAGTAGCAATTAGTATTATCAATGTTAAATCTATATTGTCCCCAAATACCACTATCAAATGAGAAACCATCTGTTCCTTGTTGATTAAAGGTTAATGTGTAATAAGCACATGATGAAGAAATAGGTAAACCAGCATCACTAAAGTTTTGTGGTCCAGCTGGGAAATGAACTAATCTTGTATCTTCACTTTGTGAGGTATAAACTTGGAACCAGATTTTAGTTGTTGGATCTGGTCCATAAATTGTTTCATTGTAGATAATAGATGAAGAAATCTCTACTCCTGCTGAATCATATTGTCTGCAAGTTACAGCAAATACATTTTGAGCAAAATCAGGTTTTGGTTCACTATCTAAGTTACCATTTAAGAATGAAATAGTATGGTAATCTTCTGTTCTAATTGATTGTGTATCAAATGGAGTTAATCCATTCTGGTATGTAAATACTGAATCATCACTAGCATCTTCTCTATCATACTTAGATCCACTATTCCAATTCCAATTAACTAACTCTTCTGAATTAGCAAATCCATCTAATAAGAAGTAATAATCACTACCTGATTTAGCTGGTGATTGGTTTGGTGTGGTATTGATACCATTGTATAATGTGACTGATGAAGAAACACTTGTTCCATACTCTTCACCAAAGTAAATGTTAAAATCTAAACCCGAAGCTGTATTAGGGGAAACAATAGCTGTATCCCATACTCTATCAGTTGGACCTAATTGTGTAGGAATCAAAGTTCCAAAATCAAATACACCTTTAGCTGATGGGTTAGGTTGTTGTTTTACGCGTTGTATAAGCGTGTCACTTGCGTCTTTGATATCTACCACGAATTGGAATTGTGGTTGCGTTACTTGCGTTGAAGTGCACGTAAAAACCAAATTACTATCACCCATATTAGGCGACGTGGGTTGTTGTTGTATTGTAATTGCCATTTTATCCTATTTCTGAATAGTTATCTTCAATATGTTGGTCAATATCTAAGGCAGTTGCTTCCCCGATATTTTCTAAATTTCTCTGTACTACAGCATCTAATGATACTTGAATGAATGGTTTAGGTTTCTTGAATCGTTGTCCTTTTTTCTCAATGTTTTTAGCAATGGCCCAAGCAAATTGTATTGGAGTCATTGCTGAAGGAACACTTATTCTTTTTTGTTTAATCCAATCAATGATTGCTCTAACAGGTGGCATACCACCTTTCTTACGTTCACTACCTTCATCTACATAAATACCATATACTGGTAATTCGATCAATTGGTTAATTACTTGTCCTTGTTCATTAAATGTTGTTTCTAATGGTTTGATTGAACGTGCTAAATTACCTGTTACAACACTATTATTGTCGAACAAACGATCGACCATCTCCTCTACTACTAAAGTACCGATGTCACTCATTTCGAGTGTTAAATTAGGATATGTAATAGGTTCTGCCATTATAATTGTGGGTAAAAGCAGTAATTAAAGATACCTGCTTCAGCTAAAGTAACTTGGGAAACCCATCCGTAAACTCTATCATTAAATGCTTCATTTACAGGGGTAAGATTTGCCATTGTAATAGTCATCCAATTTGTATCATTTACAGGACCATAATTTAAATAAGACAAAACATCATATTGTAATAGTTCTGTTCTTGATTTTACATCTAATGGTGATTGATCTGATAATTTAGGGACATCAAGTGAATATAATTCAAATGTCAAACTCCTTGTATTTGCTGTAATACCTGGTGATACTAATGGTCGAAGGAATACAAATGGGTATTTAATATTCTGGGAATTAGCATCTAAGTAATCAATAGCACCTTCAGCAAACGAGGAAATGCCTAAATGGGCATCACATGCTTGTTGAAAGAAACCTACTATATCTTTGTATGTGTGAACTACTGTATTCATCCTAATACTTGTTTAACTAAAGATTTTTGACACATTAGCATAGCTGCTATTCTGTTGTGGTCAAATCCTTGTTCATCTAATCTTTTTATTTTATCCTCTATTGACGGCTTTACAGCTGCAATAGGTTGTTCTGTTTTAATTCGTTTACGCTTACTTAATTCTGTATTTTCGTTCGGCTTGTTTTCTTCGTTGTTCATCTCTATTATTTTTATCTTGTTCAAATGCTAAATAATTTAACACAAATATAAAATTTAACTCAGGTATTGATTTATCGCCTGTGATTGAAAGGATGGATGTTGAAGCGAGGTGATGAATTGTAGCAAACCATCCCCAATGTTCATTGAAGCCATCTGTGTATTCAGCCTCTTCATCTCCTTCATCGCTAACTTTGGATCGAGGGAAGAGAGATTCGAACCGAGTGAGAAGGTGGTTCCTACTACTAAAAAAAAACCTAATGCACCTAATGCCATTGATGCTGGAATCACAGATAATTTTTCAGCGTTCTCTACTCGCTTACTACTGTCATAATCTTCCACGGTGTAATATTTAAATAGGTTCTCTGCTTCACCTAAAGCAATCTTATGTTTGCTTTTAAATGCCCACTTAATACCACTAAATCTATTTTTTATAATAGGGCGATATAGAATGGCCATTATTTCTTCAATATTTGCTTGCGGTTTACTCGCCAGCCTCTCTAAGTCAACATACTCGCCCAACGTTAAAGAGGTCATGCTTCTAAACCCATACAATACGCCATCTAATTCAAACACTGGGTAGAATGATGGTTCAAGTTCATTTAATGATTTTAATACAGCATCATACACTGTTTTAAGTGCTGTAGGTGTATATTCTCTTACCTCATTCTCTTCTTTATCAGATAGTAATGATAGTAAGTAAATCATTTTTTCTGTAGGTTCCAAGTGTTCACTTGAAATAAATTTCTTCCAATGTTTAATTGAAAGGTAATCTGGTATGTTTAATTGTATCTCCATGATAATAAATATGTATGGGTTAAGCTTCTCCTCGGTGAAATAAGGAAGCCCGCTCGCGCGGGCAACCCTAAACATAAACAAACAAACGGTCTTTTGTAAATATACAACTAAATACTTAGGTATCCAAATTATCCTAAAAAAAAGCCCCGCAGAAAGCGGGGCTAAGGGAAGACGAAAACAAGAGAATAAACAAAATAAACAATGACAATGGCTGTCTTCCCATTAATACATATTTTTATTTAGTCCCCCAATATAAATTTTACTACTACCACCCACATTCCTTCTTGCTTCATTAGCTAACATAAGTGACATAACACAATCATCATAGAAACCTGATGGAGCATTAAACGTCATTGTACCTGTAGGTCCTATCTTGTAGCTAAAAGCATTTAATTCATTGTATATGTGGGGAAAGAAATCCTTGTTAGGTAATTCTAAAATGCCTTCCTGAATATCGTAGATTAGATTCCTAATACCTTCGTTTTTGTTGCTATTATTGGTAGTCCAATCCTTTAATTTACGTTCTTCCTTACGGAGCATTTCAAATACGGGTAACCCAGGTCCGTTAACTTCTGTGTAACCTCCTGTGATGCGATAGGGTCGTAAGACATTGGTAAATTGCTTTGCAATCTCTGCATAAGAGGAACCATTGATTCGTTCAACTCGTGCCACTCGTCCAGATTCATCCATAATGGTGAGTACAGAGTAATCATGTTGCAGGCCGAGGTCAATGCCCGCATAATATCTTTTTCCAGATTGGGGTTGTGTCCATCCATTTAAAATACATATTACGTCTACACCACTGAAGACATCATTACCTGATTCACTAAATTCAGCCAAATATTCTTGCTTGAATATCTCAGGTGGAAGTGATTTACTTTGTTCATCTATAAATGTTTGGGAAATATGCGGGTTATCCGTGGATACACCACGAAACGATATATAATCACCAACGGCGTTGCTACCCTTTAGAAACGCGTTATAAAACCAATTCTTTGATTTTGGAGTGCTAATGATTAAACACTTCTTACCTAATGCTGATAATGTAGGGTAAATAGCTTCTTGCATTGCTATTTCCTTAATAAACGCTGCTTCATCAACTACCATATGGGAAAAGGAGAAACCACGGATTGAATCATAACGTTCAGCTGATAAGAATTGTAATGTAGAACCATTAACAAACTCCATCGTCAAATCTGCTTTATTACTATGTGCAATAATAGAATGAGCAGCATTGCTTAATTCTTGGAATACTTTTTTACTTTGATTGTAAATGGGAGATATCCATGCCCCCTTTTGTTTAGGTGTTTGTAGTAACCAATACAACATCAGGTTTTGAGCTAATAGTGACTTACCAAACTGACGTCCTGTTGCCACGACACCAAATTTGTGTTCACTATCAGCAAAACCATCTATAATGGCTCTCTGGCCTTTATGTGGCTTAAAGAGAGTTACTTTCATTGTTCGTCTCCAGGGTCATTACCTGAAAGATTATCACCCCAATTTAATTCAATATTACCCTGTATTTTGGCTTCGATTTTTTCAATATCGTTACCTGTATACTTTACGATTTGATCTACAGCACGTGAACGGATTTTCTCATTTTCACTACTTAATAGAGAGAATAATTCATTCATAGCTGGGTCAAGCAATTTGTTTAGTTTTGCTTTCCAATTCTCCTCGTATTTGTCTTTTGCCTGAGCCCAATATGCGTGATATTGCTGTTCGCTTTTATCACCATAGTTCTCGTGACAATATTGAATCCATTGTTTTTGGAGGATAGGGTTACCTTCCGAGTAGTAACGTAATTGCATACATTTATCTACTCTGGCATCAACCTCTACTTTATTTAATTTTTCACCTGCCATATTATTGGGGTATTATATGTTTACATACAATACATATCACTCACCAAGTAGTTTTTGAATAGCTTGAATTTGGGTTTTCAACATATAGTTTTCCTGAGCTAACGTAGTATTTTCATTAATTAAACCCCATAACATCTTTGTTGTCTCGGGATCCATTGTTCTTTCGAAATCACTATTGTGCTTTTGTTTTTGCTTTTGTTCGTGTGAAGGTGGTGTACCTCCATCCCAATGATAACTCATATTATTCTTCTTTTAGTAAGTGTAACAATCCCATTTGCTCAGCGTATTCCTTTGTCATCGCAATACCTAATGCGTTAAACAATACTCCCATCTCTTGAATTGAAGTTGCTTTAGTAGCATCAATAGGATATACTGTTGGTTCTTCTTTTTGTACTGGTGTGTAATTAAATTCACTCATAGTTATTTAGTTTTATTTTTATTTAAGTTAGGTTGTAATTCCTGAATCCAATGTGTTTCACGTTCGAATATAACTGATTTGTCACATAGCTCCAACACATCAAAGCTAAAGGCATCCCAACCATATTCCTTAATTAATTT